AGGGGCGATTTGCGACGATTCGTATCCGTCGGCGTGATCTTACATATCTGCAAATCATGCTACCTCAAGGCTCTGCAGAATGACGTAACGTCAGGCGAGCTGACGTAACATCATTCTTTGCCCAGCAAGAGGCTGGCACTTCGTGGCCTTGACCTGTGATGTTGTCAGACATGTGTTCGGAAGATGTAATCACTAACGATTATTTATAAAAGGAAAGATAACATGAATAAATATACAGTAGTAAGACTACCATATACACATGAAAGAAAGCCAATCGAGCTAATAGAAGTGAAATCGTATGATACATATGAAGAAGCTGAAATGAAAGCTATTGAGCTTGATTGTATTGCCGATACAGAAACAGGCAATACACAATATGATAACTACTTTGTATTAGAAGATAAAGAGATACAAATAATATAGGAGATATAAGAAGTTTGCCTGCCCCAATGCCTAACAATAGTCAAGGCGTTCCCGTTGGCCTTGCACCTTGACTATCGTTAGTCATCGGTGCTGGCTGATAACATAAGTAAAATAATAATATATAGAGGATATATAAAATGACAAATCTAATCACAACAATAATATCAGCATACTCAAATGATACAGAACTATTCAGCAACAAGAAAAATGGCTGGTATCAAGAAGATACAATGACCTTTTTGCGTCAAATGAAATTACAACAAGAGATACGTCACTTAGAATACTGGTTACCTAGACAAGAACGTAGGTACGATTCGCAAAAAGGTTGGGTAGCACATTGGGCAAGACGTAGATCTGGTACGCCAGAGCTAGGCACACATGATGAGATATCAGAAAATAACTACCAAGCATCTCTTGCACAGTGTAACGCTGAACAATTTGCAGTAGAATTTCTTCAAGCTGAGCTTGATGCGGCACAGCTTGCATATCAGGAAGAGTATAATGAGTTATATACTACTGTAACTAGTAGTAATATTGCACCTGATGGCGCACCAAAAGAGATGGATGAAAAGACTAAGCAAGAATTAGCCGCACATGGTATTGCGCTTTGATAAAAGATATAATCATAGGCATGGTCATGGGTATAACCCTTGGCCTTGCCTTGTTTTCATACACATTAACATAACACTAACAGCACCCCTTGATTGGGGTGTTGTTCCCTTAAACAATAACAACATCGCGTGGAAGCGAGTTGGTTTTAGGACACGCCAAGGAATTGTTTGCACTGCGCGTATGCTAGTGCTAACATGCTGAATAGAAATGGAAAACAAAATGAGGAATCAAATGAAAAAAGAACCAATGTTTAACACGCCTGATTACGAGGCGTTAGAGTACCTGTTTAATACAGTATACAAACACATCGTTACATCTAGCATATTAGCTGACACATACATAAGAGATAATGATTGTGAGTTGGCTAAAGAAGTTAAAGAAAAGCAACCATATTCAATCATATCTTTAATGCAAATCAAAAACTTTATTGTAACCAACACACCAACAGATGGATGTGATGACTGTGCTTACCTATCAATGGACACTGATGCAGTAGTCAACGTGTGTCCAGAGTGTGCAGAAGAAAGGACTTAACATGATAGATATATATGATTGCTTCCAACGTACATGGTGGAAGGACAATCCTGATTACCCTAATGGTTTAGAACCACATGCTGGTGAAAAGGATTTCTATTTTAAGAATGCAGTAGGTAGTGAAACACATGCCTTCTTCACCGAGCAAGAGGCAATAGATTTTTGTAGACAATGGAACGACACGCATGATGCTGGTCGATATAGTCTCAAAGCAGAGTACCAAGACAGACCAGAGAGGGTAATCAGATGTCAGGAAATGGATTAAATAAATACATAGTAAGCATGCATTACGAAGAAGGCTTTACTGTAAACGTGATAGCTAACAATGAAAAGCAAGCAAAAAGAATTGCTTTCTGTCGTGTTGCAGACGATGGAACAGACTGTACTGGTTACATTAAATCAGTACACAGAGACTATAGTGTTACAGATATAGAGGAGATTATATAATGAATATAACTATCATGAATGTAAGTAAGATTACACAAGTGCGTAAAGTCTTTAAAGATTTTACTGCTCTTGAGCTTAAGATAACTGACACCAAAGGCAATAATGAATATATAACAATGCACTTTGATAATAATAAACAACTTGTATGGGAGGCAAAGCCAGATGAAACACACAATTAAATCACCGCCAATGACTCGGCAGCACTATGAATTTATAGCAGATCTGATGGGCCCAATGGTTGCGTGGCCTTCACATCTTATAGATATAGCTGATGCGCTAGAGAAAACTAATCCTAAATTTGTGCGCAAGAAATTTCTTGAACGTGCAACTAAAGCATGGGAGGATAATCAAAACACAGGAGATTTACATGACACAATACCATTCTGAAGTTGTAGCTAAATATAATAATTGTCCTGAATGTGATGGTACTGGCGTGATAGTTTACGCCAGCCTCAACGATGACATACCATTAAGATCATGTAATAACTGTAGCGGAAAGGGCTACGTTGAGATGGATGAACTTGACTGGCTTGACTGATTGCTGCATAACCGCAGCATGATACAAAGTTATTGGGATATGATACAGGAAAAGCATAAGGGATTTGACATCCCTTTGCATAGGGTATTCACCAAGGCTGGACTGCCAACGTCAACGTACTATCGTACATTAAATGGCAGCACTGAATTGAGATATGATACTGCTGTAAAAGTTATAAGAATGATGGAGCTGATGGAAGGTGCGTATCCTACAAGCAAGGATAAGCGTAGACTGAATGCAAAAGTTTCCAAACTATAAGCAAGATACATATGTTACCACAACGTATGACGAAATGATTACAAGTCTGATTGATAGACGCAATCAATTAGGTATATCACAAGAAGGTCTTGCATTTACTATAGGTTGTACGCCATCATTGATTCACAAGTGGGAGCAGTACAAGCGTGTTCCCTCTGGTTTCATGTTCGCTTGTTGGGTAGAAGCACTTGGCTGTCAGATCGAAATCAGCACGAAAGATATTGAATCAAGTAACATATCCTTGTGATGCTTGCGATCAACGCACTGAATTTTTTGTGCAGATTATGGCGACAACTAATCCAGCCACGTACCATACCATATGTATGACCTGTTATGAGGAGCAAACATGGCAAACAAAAATAAGTCTAAAGGAATCTACCACGAAAAAAGATTCTGCGAATGGCTCGACAAAATCGGCATCGAAAACTACCGCGTCCCCCTCTCGGGTGCGCTCGGAGGAGAGTGGAGTGGTGACATCCACGTCACACTGGGCGGACGAAAGCTGGTAGCCGAGGTAAAGTATCGAGACAAATCTAATTTCCCTAGCCCATTCACTGTGCTGGATGGTAGGGACATAGCCTTCTATAAAAGAAAGACAGGCAAACCACAGTCCCTGGTCATTATGCCAGCGGAATTATTTGAACACTTACTAGGAGAGACAAATGGAAAACCAAACGAAGATGATTAAAGCACACCTCGATCAAGGCAATTCTATCACAGCATTAGAAGCATTGGATATGTTTAGCTGCTTTAGATTAGCATCACGCATGCATGAGCTAAAAGAAAGTGGCTATCCTTTTATGAAAGAAATGGTTAAGTTAGATAGCGGCAGGTCAATCGCTTGCTACACAAAAGTAAACCTCTGATAATATGGGCGTGAATTATTATCAGAGGTTCAACAGGTAAGAGGACATTAAGAAATGGAAAGACCTAATGTACGCGGACATATTACTACGAGATGTTATTGATTGGCAAGTAAACAATCCTAATGCAAAATATATTTTGATTGTGCTAGCTAGATATACAGATTTAAATGGCGAGTGCTTCCCAAGCATACCAACTTTAGTCAAGACAACTGGCTTGAGTAGAAGCACAGTCATACGTGCTATCAACTGGTGCATAGATAACGATTACCTAACAAGAAAGTCTGGACGTACTGGCGTAGCTAGTGTGTATAGATTCAAACATTTAATGGAGGATGATATGAAAGATACCCGTGTCACACAGACACCCCAAGTTATATCTAATGTTATAGATATTAATAGTAATAGTAATACTACTTGGAGTGTCACACAGACACTCCCCTTCGATGCGTTCTGGTCTGCGTACCCACGCAAGATAGCAAAGGGTCACGCTCGCAAGGCATTCGATAAGGCATGTAAGATTGCAGATCCTATTGCAATTCTTACTGCCGTTCAGAAGTTTGCTGATGCTACCCAAGGCACAGACAAACAGTTCATCCCTCACCCTACGACATGGCTCAATGGCGAGAGGTGGGAAGATGATATAGAAGATGTTGCACCAAGCAGCAGAACCAACACAGATTTCTTAGACGACATCATCAATGATATGTCACAAAAAAAATTAGCCATAGATAAGGAGTAACATATGGACTACAACCAACGCACATCAATGATAGGTAGCTGGCTGCAAGGTATCTTAAAACGCTACACGCCACCATCTAGCATGGATCGTGACACACTAGGTCAAGAGCTGCAGCTTATTGTCGAGGACATCAACAGTAATATACCTACGACATTCGAGAAGATAGATCTCGAGGTCGTATTAAAAAAGATCGATGGTCACGTCCGACAGTATCAAGCTTCTCGTACGTGGCCGACAATCAAGACGTTTGTTATGTCAACGAAGACAGCTGTAGAAGAATACTCTCGCAATACCGAGAGCTTGAAGGTGACATCACAGAGCAATCTCGATGCAGCTATACTCATGGTCAAGCGAATCAAATCTGGCGGCGCAATACCAGATTGGATTCTCAACCCTGACTCTATCTATCGACAACGACTGCTGCTTGACACAGATCTCGTTGACTCAGACTTCAATAAATATCTTGATCCTACTGCAACAATGCAGTAGACAAGTACATATAAGAGGAGAATAAAAATGGAACGTAAAGGATTTATTGGCGGCAGTGACGCTGTCAAAATAATGAACGGCAACTGGTATGAGCTATGGCAAATCAAACGTGGCCTTGTTGAGCCAGAAGATTTGTCACACAAAGTAGCAGTACAGATGGGCATACAAACAGAGGACATGAACCTCGGTTGGTTTGAGAAAGAGTACAGCAAAAAAATATTAGAGAAGCAAGACAAGTACACACGCACACACAATGGCGTGCCGTATATAGGTACGCTTGATGGTGTGCTTGAAGATACTAACGACCTTGTTGAAGCCAAGCATACGTTCGCACACAATACATTAGACAAGGTGTGCGACTACTACATGGCACAGGTGCAGCTGTATCTATGGCTATCCAATATGGATGGTGCATACATGTCAGTATTCTTTGGTAACAACAGATGGGAATGTGCATACGTTAAGAAGCATGACTCATATATAAGTGTAGTGCTAGATGCTTGTACTGATTTCTGGG